ACAAAGTCACCGAGCGGTTTCAGTGTTGCCATGACGTTGTTTTTAAGGATATTTATTTGCGTCGTAGCATCCTCTGCCATAGTCTTATATGCCGCGCTGGCTGCCCCCAATGATTTGTTGTGAGCTTCGAGATCGGAGGCTGCCATTTTCGCGTTTTCGCCGGTTGTACCAAGTACAGCATTCACAGCCTCAACCCTGCCGACAAGCTCACGGAGCGATCCATCACTCTTATCGGCGGCATCACGCAATGCGATCATAGCCTCCTGGAGCGTCATGGTATCAGCCCATCCATCTCCAAGCACCTTATCCATTGAAAGAATAGCTGACCGTATCTGTGTCATGGCCTCCGCTGTCGGAGTACCCTGTTTCGTGAGAGTAGCGACTGCCGCTGATACCTGTTCGAACTCAATCCCCATGGCGGCGGCCAGCGGTGCTACAACGTTGAAAGAAGAAGACAGTTCAGAAAGCGTGGTTTTCCCAAGTCGAATCGTTGTAAACATGATGTCTGACACTTTGGCAGCGTCAATGGCTTCCATGTGGAACGCATTGAGGATCGTTGTCAACCCGTCAACAGCCGTCAGCGTGTCAGTTACACCGGCAACAGCACCCTTTGCGGCAACCTCCAGCACTTCCATACCAGCGGCACCGTCATATCCAGCCGATACGACCTGATAAAATGCTTTTGCAAGCCCGTTCGCTGATTCGGGAAGGTCACGGGACAGCCCGACAATCTCGTCACTCATGCCTTTGAAATCATTAGCAACAGCACTTGAAATCGTCTGCACTTCTTTCATGGAGTGTTCAAACTCTTTAGAGAACTCGTACGCTTCATCTTTGATCTTGTCAAACGCAAGGACAGCACCGATAGCAAGACCGGCGAATACGTCCGCTTTGGACACGTTCCGGGCAAGACCGGCGATGATCCCCTTTGCCTGTAGCGATCCTGAGTACAGGCCGGAATTATCCAGTCCGGTTTTCCAATACAGGCTTTTGCTTCCTGATACATCCAATGCCATGCTCTATACCTCTTGCAGCTCTAATTTCTGTTTGGAGTGAGAATACACTTTCGGATCGTTGAATACATCCCACCTGATCGGGATTCTGAACGCTTCGTTTGCCTTGATACCGGCATTCACGCACTGACCGGCAACGTTCCATTTTCCCTGTTCCAGATAATACGAGGCCAGCCAGTTCAGGATTCTCGGGAGCATGGCCTGTGTATTGGTTATCAAAATCTTTTCATATTGGCTTCCCTTTGTCTGGCAGATTTCAACACCGAGGGAAAAATACTCTTCGGCTTTTGCTTCATCGTTTGCCTTACCTGCGTAATAGTTGCCAAGGTGGAAGTAGATCGGGGCCAACCGCATGCTGTAGCCCTCTGCAATACCTTTCACCCGTTCGGCCTCCGTTATTTTGTCTGTCAGGAGGTAGGAAACAACCAGGTTGACCAGGACTTCAAGGAACGCGAAATATCCCTCATCGTACTCGTAATCCTCTTTCATGACTGTTATCCACTCTTCCGAATACGTGATACAGGTCTCGTATTCCCCCATGACAAAGTAGGTTTTACATAGGTGTGTCAGATTGTGAAGGTCACGGGGGTTTGTCTGATAGTTCACAAGTAGCGGCGGCAACGCCCGTCCTTCCGTTTTTTCCTTATACAGCTTTTTGTTATTCGAAAACAGGTAGCCGTAATGGTTGATCACCACACCGGGATTTGTTTCTGTTTTTTCAGCAAAGAACAACTTAGAGCCTGCCCGTGGTTTATTATGGATGTTGCTTGAATAGATTGGCTCGCCGTCATTGGTGAATACTCTCGGCTGCATCATAGGCGCGTATACACGGAAATCAGGAGTAGTAAAGTTATGTAGTTCAAAGAGTACTGTTTTTGCCTCCTGCTCTTCCCCTGGAGTCCAAAGCCAGTCTTTCAGAAAATAAAGGCTCGTCTGGACAAGCTCTTCATCGGCATCCATGATCATTATTTTCTTGCCGAGCGCCTTCGATATACCATAGTTCCGGGCCGTTGAGAAGTTCCACGGGATGAACTGCTTGAAATACACCTTTGCCCCATGCCTCTTCGCAACCTCAACCGTTCCATCGGTGCTTCCGGTATCGACAATCACAAGCTCAATCCACGGCTCGTTTGTGAGCGGAAGCAGCGAATCAAGGCACCGTTCGAGGTTCTTCTCTTCATTCTTCACGATCAAGCAGATAGAGGCCCGGTACGTCCTGCGGAGAACGTATTTGTTGAATAGCAGCATCAGATTTTGGATAATATTATTTACGAGTTTGCCAAACATATCAGTTCTCCGGGGTCTGTGATTTCGTCTGCGTGTTTTTTGGGCTCGTCTTCTCTGTCTTTTCGGTAGTCGGGGATGGAGGCTGAGAGGAGGACAAGGTTTCGCCAACTTCTTCCCCAGAGAATTTCGTCCCAGCTGTCCCGGAAGTATTTTTTGATGCTGCCGACTGTTCGCCAGAGGTTTGCGCAATCGCCTTGGTCTTCTTTGCAAACGGATTCAGGATCCCTACTGAGGCCAAGGCGTGTAAAAAAGGGTTGACGTTCATCTGTTTGACAACAAGGTTCATAAGCCGGTATAAATCCTCTGATGTCAGGTTCTTATTGAGGAACCGTACGAGGTGTACCGGAGGTGGTTCGGGGGAGTTCCTGATAGCCAAAGCAACGATAATCACCATGACATCATTGTGCTCAAACAACGACTTGATTCCAGCTGCTATAAGTTTTTGCTGATCGAGGTCGTCACTGTCAATCAATGACAGTTCGCGGGCAATTTGCAGCATGGTCCCGAGGACCAGCGGTTTGATGACAAAGGTTTTTTCTGAGGATCGGATACCGAGCCGGTGTAGAATGTTCGGATTTGCGATGGATACCTTGAAATCAACGCCTGTTTCCAGCATGGTATCCGCGGCTTCTTTTTGAAACGCTTCAAGGGTTTGTTCTTCGATAGTGCGTTCTGGCTGTTCTGGCATGTGACAACCGTTCTCCGTGGTTAAAACAGGGGACGGGTCACACGCCCCCTGTCATATTGGGGATCAACAGGTTATTCCTTTAAATCCGGCGTGATACCATCGGAGCGGTTCCGCCGCATTTCAGCACAGTGCCTTTGAAAGCGAACTGACCACGGGCGTTCCGTGAGAATTCAAGTTCGCCGCTGGCTCTGAGTGAGCAGTTGGGAATATCAACTTGGAACTGTGCGCCATTTATTTCTTTGGTCGTTATTCTGACTGCCCGCTGTGTCAGCAGGGTTGCAGTCGTTGGTGACGACCATGCCGTTCCGCTCGTTGATCCGCCGAAGGCCAGAATCCAGTTTGCAAATCCCATATCAGCAGTGGCGAATTCCAGTGTCTTTGCAGTGTTTCCCTGGATTTCGACATCTACATCATCAGAATCTTCGGTGTAGAATTTGGTGGATTCCGGGTTTTCGAAAATCAACTTGGCGCTGTCCGGCACAATATGTGAGATTGTTGTAAGAGTAGTCGGGACCTCGTACCTGGTGTTAATGGCACCGATCACGATACTCTCAAGTCCAATCGCACGGTAGGATGTTGCCATTGCGTATATCTCCGTTGTTACGAAATGTTTTCAATAGTGCAGCCGATACGGATATTGGCGTAGCACCAGCGGGGGTCCTTATACTCGTTAATCAGGCTCTCCGCTTTTATGTCAAGTTCGAAATACTCGCTTGCGACTGATTCCGCTTTTAAAGCCGTTATCACTGCCTGCACGATAGCTTTCAGTGTCGCCTCGTCAGGCATGCCGTTATCGAATCGTTCGACCCATATATTTATGTTTGCTGTCCCTTCCTGGAGCTCGTATCCCTCGATATTTTTGAGCGGAAGCATGTTGATTACAATGTCTTTTTTTGTGGACGCAGGCGGGCGTGTCCAACGGTAAACTTTGCCGTCAATCAGTGCCTTTACTGCTGCCACATTGACAATTGCATACAGCCGGTCAACGATGTCGTAGGTTGTTTTCATTTGATGCCGAGCTCTTTTGAAAGGGTATTAATCAATTCTGATGCTGACGGAACACTGCCGGTGAGAACATCCCTGCCTTTTGATTCAACTGCCGCCGCGTACTGCATGCCAGCAACAACAATCAGGTTTACTCCCGTGCTGTGTTTCCCGGCAAGCTCTTTCGCCCTGTCTACAGCAGTGCTCTTTCCTTCCGTTTTCTTCCCGGGGAATGACTGAGCAACGATGTTGCCTTTTATCACAATCACATACCCGATTGACGATCTCAGATTTCCGGTACGGTCCTTGTAGCTTCCGTGCTGCCTGGCACTGTTGACAACTTCCTCCCCGACATACTGGAACAGTTCGACGATGTCTTTTTCGCACTGATCAGTAAAGTCGTTGAGTTTATCTACTACCTGTCGCATGCCGAACATCGGTACCATTGACATTATTTACACCTCAATACCGTTGTCTGCTGCAGTGGCGGGACGTTGACAACCGTATGCTCCTTGCCAGAGAAATGAAACGTTGACTTTCCGTCCTGGAGGCTTTCAGCGAATGATTGTTTGGGGCAAAAAACATTAAGCGCGTAATCGACACGGTTTCCGTGTTCATCGATTATCATGCTTGATTTATTCACTTCAACCCTGCAGTTCACGGCAATGCTGGTACTGGTTCCGGGGACATATACACCAGTGGTGCCCTGTGATGGGGCACCGGTGATATAACTGATTGTTCCCAGATGTGGATACCTGTCGAATGCCATGTCCTGCCCTTACCATGCCGAATAGTTATGACCCCCGATCTCTACCGGAAACGCTGAGATCGTTGGTCTATTGGTTGCGTTGGTAACTTCGGGCAGGGCAACCCCCCATTTATCATGGAGAGTCTTGCGCCCTGCCAGAAGAAACTCTTTTGTATATTCCTCGGACAAGCTGCCTTCGGTGATTTTCGGGTGCTGCGAGAGGTACAGATAGATATCGGCAAGTGCTAAATCCAATGCCTGCTGTTCCGCGCTCGTACCCCCGTATTCACTTCCGGACGTGACGGCCCGTTCAGTGAGCACCTTCGCTAAAAGGTTCTCATTGGTATATTCTACCATCGACTGTAGGGCTTCAAGATTCGTCATTAGTCGTCAAGTCCATCGATTTCAGATTTATCAACATTGAGTCGGTACATCCTGTCAATGTGCGGCAGGGATGGGAATGCGACGATCTGGCTCTGGGTGAATGCACGTACCGGGTTGTTCTCGGCCCATACGCCTACAAGCACCTTGCCGTCATACTTGGTGTAATTGACCTGCTCGGCAGGATACCGCTCTTCCATAATCGGACCGTTCATCATTTCGCCGACCTGGAGTTGAGGGATACCAACGACATAGCCGGTTGTCCACGGATCAACAGCGGTTACAGCGTTTGCGGCCTCGATGTCGATGAACTTGTCGATTTTGATGATAGTCGGCAGGTCCTGCGCCTTGAGACCGGCGTTGATCTGTTCGAGATTCGGGATTGGTGCATATGTTGCCGTTGCGCCCGGCTGGATGCCCTGATAAGCAAATGCCAGCTGTTTGGTTTCGGTCGCAAGCTGCATATACCCGAAGTCTGTGTCACCCATGACTAAATACTGGATCAAGTGGCCGTTCGCTTTCGCGGCTGCCACAAGCGTCCGGATATCGGTGATAGGCAAAACGGTTCCTGCATCGGTTGCGACATAATCCCATTCACGGGTTGCCGAGGCGACTGCAACACACCGTTTGTGAGAAGTAGCCATCTGATAATCGATAGCCTCTTCCGTCACGATACCGTCATTGGTTGCTTTTGTGAGCGTGACACTGCCACAGCAGAGCGCGGTGAGTGCAAGCCATTCAAGCCGGTTGTATGCGCCCTGAATGCAGGAATCAACATCGCCAAAGACCAGATCGACAATATTCTGTTGATCCATGTCATTTGCCATTTTGTTCAGCTCATCGAGCGTGATCATGTCGTTTTCGCTGAGATCCATCAACTTGCCGGTCTTGGGAATTTCTCCCGTGAGTTTCCCAACAACCTTCCTGGATTTCAGCGGCATCGATGCATTATAGGCGATAATGTCAGCGGCAACGGCTCTGCCACGACTGCCAATTATCGACTGGAAATGCACAAACGGGCTGGGCTTCCAGGGGAAGAATGTTGGAAACAGGAGTCCCTGTTCGTAATCGAGTTCCTGAATAATCGCAACGATATCCTTAAAGTTGAGATTTTTCAGAACTCCGTATTTTTCTACCATTTTTCTCTATCCTTATGGTTCGAGTGCAAGGTTTCAGTTTTGATTAATCAAACAGAACCCTAGCCGTGAGTCCGGTCTTGTCTGTAGTCGGGATCGGATAGGTGAGTGCTGATTCATCTACCGTACCACGTACAAACGCGCCTGCTGTCACGTTCGGGATGGTCGAAAGGTCGGAGTTTCGAACTGTGATATTGTCGAGCAGTAGAGCCTCCGCAGTGTATTTGTGTACGCTTCCACCAGCTGAACTTGATTCGTACAGCACCCCGCTTGTTGCAAGGATGGTGCCGAGTGCGGCGGTGAGAAGCACGGTGTCGGTGTTCGTTGCCCTGGTGATGCTTGAAATCGAGGCAGCGGATGCACCGGCATGGTCAAAAGTGATAAGCTCGTCCTCATCAAACAGCGAGTTCGGCGACAGATACATGATCGTCGCAACGCTGGAGATGTTTGTAAGCAGTTTGCCGGTCTTTATGAGATAGTACAGACCAGCGGTTGAAGCCGCCTGATCGACAGGACAGCCAGCTTCGATTCCCTTGATCGCGGAAGGCACGTTTGAGGTCGATACAGTGATACCGCCTACGATGTCTTCCAGGATTTTCCGGAAAATCGGATAGCGCCGTGTCTCGGCAGTCTTTGTGATTCCGAGTCCCATATTAGGTTACTCCTTGGGTTGGTCTTTTCTGTTGGGATGCTTGGCAACGATGGCATTCACAGTGTCAGTGTTTACCTTTTCGCCAAGGCTTCCCCTGATCGGTGGTACGCCTGCCGCCGCAAGCTGTGCATCAAATTCCGCTTGTTTCGCGGTGATGGTTTGCGTTTTCAGCGTTTCCACGTTTGCTTTGATCTCGTCCTCAGTGTCTCCATTGATAAAATTGACAAGTGTTTCACTGAGTCCGGCAGTTTTTAGATGTTCTGCTACCATGATAGATCGTTTGTCTGCGGCTGTTGCGCCTTTCATGGCGGCGATTTCATCCTGCATCGGCTTTGTTGCCGCTGTTATCGCATCCAGCACGATCTTTGCGATGTCTGGAGTCCCGGGCTTTGCCCCTTCTGCCGGTACTCCGGGCGTAACAACTGCGTTCGGAGGTGTGCCCGCAGCGGTGATTTTTGCTTCAAGCTCTGTATTTTTCTCTTCAAGGGTTTTGATCTTTCCCGTATATTCCTGCATCTTCTCAGTCACTAAACGGTCGCCGGTAGACTGTTTCACGTATGCGATTACCGCAGGCATGATTTTGTCTTCTGTATCGGCCTTGATCTTGTCCCAGAGTCCTTCGTCTAAGCCCGCTAATTTGAGCGCGTTCTTGATTTTCTCTTCCATTTGAGTCCTCGTTTTTGAGCAGAAAAAAAGGGGCCGAATGCGTGTTAAGCATTCAGCCCCGGTGTTCGGATACTGGTATATTTTAAGTGCTTCTTTTGATATTCACCTCCCCTGCGGTGTCAGACAGGAGAGGCCAGGAGAATTACATGAGAATAAAAGTCAGATTATATTTTGCGCGGCATCTGACCGGGGCCGCGTGGTGGGGAGGGTGTGACTATTTCATCGTGCCCTCTTCTACTTTTCGGTTTCACTTTTTTCGATATGAGTAAATTTCCCAGCTTGAAAGCAGAAAGAAACTTTCCCGTAAAACTCTCTATCACCAGCTGTTTTCACAATTTGATCCTTGCATTTGGTTTTGACTGATTCGGTGAATTGGAAAACGGTGATTGGGTTCTCTGCTTTCAGCATCTCATTCCTTTCGAGAGTACATTATAAGCGAAACGTTACGATGTCAAGCATTTTTTAACACAATATCATGTGGTTCCTGAAAGCCGTGTGTTCAATGCTTCCTTGAATATCCCCTCGACACACCCTGATCTCCAGAATATGAGTGTGTTGTATTGGCAGCAGGGAACGTCTACCCCATAGCATTCAAACCGTTGGAGAGAGTACCCGATCTTGCTGAACTGGTTGATCACTGTCTGTGCCTCAATGGCTTCATCGACTATCTGCCGGCCCTGCACATCCTGTTTATCGAGGAATGTCTGGAACCGGTAATCAGGCATGTTGATCATTACGAGCGTGTCCGGTTTTGAATAGCGTTCAATGTTCTGAAACAGTTTGATGCGCTTTGTCCGCGGTATATGCTCGATGCAGTCAACCAGGGTGATCAGATCGTATTTCGCATCGCTGTTGTTCAGGAAATTGTCTTCTGTGATGTCACACACCCCGAATGTAATGTTGATATGGTAATTGTGTTTTTGTGCAAGCCTGATATTCTCTGGTGACAAATCCACCCCAACGACACCGGCCCCGAGCTCTGCCATGTACTTTGTCGTTATCCCGGCACCGCACCCGAGATCGAGAACATTCATTCCGGGCCGCACAATTGGTTTTAGCTGCCGGAATATGATTTCATGGCGCGGTGTTTTGGTGAACAGGAGGTGAGCGTGATCGCCATAGTATTTACGGATATCAGCGGTTGTTGTCATGATTATTCCTTGACTCCTCTCCCTTTAGATGTTGCTCTATTTTATCAAGGTTCTTTAATGCCTTAACTACTTTCCCGACTTTATTTTTATTCCAACCCACACAGCCCCATTAATTGCATATTCTCCGATCAATGCGCCTTTTCTGCATCACTTGTCTCAATAAGTCCTAATATCATATCCGCTTCGTGATAGTCGCTTTCTTTTTCGGTTTCCGGTAGTCTATGAAACGCCGTTCCAGCCTGCCTTTCCCACCTTTCAACCGCCCACACTGGAATGGTAATGGTGCCATCTTCATTACGTGTGGACTTTTTAAACAAGTATAGCATCCATCCCGACCAAGCAATGTGAGCATATTCCGCAAGTTTATCTCGCGCCCCACGTTTTTTCTCGTCCATTACCGTTCCTCCTCTTCTGCAAGCCAATCACGGGTTCGCTGTTCTGTTGACATCCCGGCTTTTTTATTCATCATCATCTCTTGACTCAATAGCTTTTATGCGTATATGAGTCGTTATGGAACATGGTATTCTGAAACAATGGAGGCATCTTTCGCAATATGAATCATATTCGTAATTGACTTCCTTATATTCATTGTAGTCAAGATAATGCAGTTTGTGTTTGCCACATTTGCACAGCAGTTTCCCTATTAGCCTTTTTATCATATTCACCCTCTACAGTTTTTTATTTAGCCAATCGCATATCTGGCGTATATGGAGGTCTTCAAACAAAGAGTTTATTACACGTTGCCACTTATCCCGAAATTCTATTAATTCACGCTGCCGTTCCTCCTCTTCTGCAAGCCAATCACGGGTTCGCTGTTCTGTTGACATCCCGGCTTTTTTATTCATCATCATCCTCTTGCTTTGACATCTCCATGCCGATAGCGATTAACTCCTCATACGTAACGTTACAAGCGTTAGCAGCGTATTTACATACAACCTCAATAAGCTGTTCATCGCTGAGTTCTGTGATATTTATTTCTTGAAACTTCATTACCGTTTCATCATTCCCACACTGTACTTTCGAGTGTCCTGATTATCTCATGTTCGCTTTCATCCATTTCATTTGGGCCGACATACCTTGATATCGCATTTGCCCTGAATCGCGCAAGAAGAAGGTGCATAACCTCATGAAATGCTGTTTTTCTGATATCAGCGTCCGAGTAAGATATTCTGTACCACGTTTTACTGAGAAATATGGTTGCTATATACCCGTTTAAATCAACGCATATTTGGCCTCTATACCCCTCATCCGCTTTATGCTGATAGTGGACTTGCCAGTTCTTCAACCCGAACCGGACAATCCACTTACGACATTCACGCTTGAACAACTCAAAGTCTTTTTTTGTAGTTTTGACTGTACTACTCACCGTTTCATCCTTTCCAGTAAATCCTCACGGAACTCGTTGCTTTTTTGAAAGTCCCGCCAGAACTGCCGTACCTCCCACCGTTTCATTCCAGCATGCTTCATGTGCTGGTTTATCGAGAACAGGATTTTCCGGCCCTTCTTGACCTGATTCGCCGCATGCCAGCGTCGTATTGATTGGATGATTCGGTTCATGGTGACTCCTCTGCATGTCGCACTTTCTTTTTTCTTCGGCTTGCCACTGCCTGCGCAGAAGTCCCCATATTATACGCAACAACCGTTACGAGGAAAACAGCAGCAAAGCCATATATATAATTAATATGGTCTGCCCTAAATACCGATACTACAAATGCGCCTACGACATAGTAGACTGCCAACAGGATATAGCCGGTTATCAACGCTTCGATGTTTGCTTTCATGGTGACTCCTCATGATCAAGGGGAGCTTCTTCCCATGTGTAGTCGCAGTTGAGGCATTCCCGCTCGATATGGCTGTTTTCAACTGCTATCTGGCATGGAGCCGTATACTGCATGCCGTCCTCGGGGTGCAAGTAACTGCCTCCCGGGATCATTTTAAAAGCACCCTGTTTCCACTATGTGCTCTTAATGCAACCGCATCCGCACTTCGGGCATTTCGCACCTGGGTTGTATTTGTTCATAATCTCACGCTCCCAACATGGCTTTGATATTATCGCTCTGGGTCTTGAGTGTCCAGCCGTTTGCCGTAATATGTTCCCTGACATCTCTTGGCCGGAAGTCATAAGCCGTTATTATTTTAACTGCCTCTTCCGCAGTGTTGAAAAGCATGGTTGGTGAATACAATCCACCAGCACCACGGTAATTGTGAATCACCGGAGGTATGCCCCGTGCCATTGCCTCCATAATAGCGTATGAATGCCCTTCATGAATGGACGTATGGAGCAAGGCACCTTTCCCCTGCCAGAAGGCATTCATATCGTCTATATGGCCGTAAAAGGTGATGTTCTTCTCGATATCCATTTCCTTGATGATATGGCCCAGATACACTTTGTATCTCAAGTCCTGAAACGCTCCAGCCCAATGGACATGATACGCAGGGTCGTTACTCACAAGATGATCAAGTATTTCCGGCACCATCTGAGGATTCTTTTTGTGATTGATGCTGCCGACAACGGCTATTTGATGCGGGTCCCGATCCTCTACCAGATCAATATTGTCGATATCAATACCGTTCGGAATGACATGGGTTTTCACGGTGCCAGGCAATACGTCCGGATGCAGTTCCTTGAATATCTCTTCCATATGCGGGGCAACGAATACAAGATCATTCACCACGTCCCACGCCACCTGTCGGGGGAACCGTTCAAAGACCTCATAGGAGTGCAGCCGGATAATGATTCTCCGGTCCCTCCAGAGCGATTGATGTGCTTGCTTTGTCAAATACACCGCAACATCATTGCACCATTCGAGCCAGACAATCCCTTTTTTGCCAGCCCACAACGACGCATCGCTCAATTCCTGTTCAGTGGAGACAACAAAGAGCCGGACATCGTAGACCTGTTTCAGCGGTTCGATCCAATCGAGGAAATTGTCAAGACCTTTGGCGCATATTACGGCAAGCTTTTTCATATCACGTTGTCCCTTTAATCTTCTACACAGCCGGAGCGGTGTGGAATATGGTTTATTGGATTTCTCGGTTGTTTCCCGTAAATAGTGAAATCATCGTAATTGATGCTGAATATCACGTTGTCTTTTGTCCATGCGGTTATATTAAAATAGGGGCTCATTCTTGAATGCTCATAACCAAGCACCGCTTCCGCTTCCTGCCATGTGATCACCTTGTTTTTCTTGACAGTTTTGTACTCTTTCGGCAGTCCATCCCAGCATGCATTATATCGCGGATCATTCATGAGAGGACTGTAGCCTATAACAATGCCGATTATCTCTTCACCGCCCGCGATTTTGAGAATTTCACTTCTCATGTTTTCCGTGTAATTCATTGAAGACTACCCCTTTCAATGTTCAAACACTTCGGTTTTTAGAACAACCTTCGCATGTCCCGCCAGAACGTTCAGAATGCCCTCATGCGAGGCAAGGACGATGACATCCTGCCCTGTCTGTGTGATGTCCGGCTCGGTGGTGCCGTGCGTGCGAATCGTCTTTTTGCCGGTTACTTCCCGTATCAGGCAATCCGGATGCGTGTCAATGAAATATTCTACCTGCTGGAGTAGTTCCCGCTTCTGTTCTTCGTGGATCATGGCTTGCATCCTTGCAAATAATTATCCATTGCCTTGCATTTCTCTAAATTTGTCGAAAGAATCAACGTGTCATTGTCGGTAGAAATGAATTTTATAAAAGGCAAATATAACCTTAAAAAATCAGACGTTACGTTTGTTACTATTGTATTTGAATCTGTATCTGATGTTATTTCTATCATGGCTTACCTGTCTGTTTCTGTTTCCGTGTCCGTGGCTTCCTGACAACCGGTTTCTTCTTCTCCACAAACACATAGGTCGGGTATGCACCCAGAGAGTACTCCACCTTCCCGCAGTTGTTGCAGATGTGCTTCGTTTTCGGTGGATTGGAAAGCAGCTGGATATTGACTGATTCCATCTCTCCCTTTCCGCATGAATCACATATCCATTTTTCGAGGAACGGGACAACTTCAACTTTCTTGATCGGCATGTGTTGCTCCTTATTTTGAGATTGCTATTTCTCTTTCCGCTTTGACATCTCTATTCAGCACATTCTTTCTCAGATTCAAGTCTTTCGTGAAATTGTCTTTCAAGAAATACGGTTTGTTCTTCCATTTCTGCATTGTCGGGCCGTGTTTCGCAATGTACCGTTGTGCTTTTTTCGGTATGGACCTGATTTCTTTCCGTGCATCGATATGGCGTGTCTTCACGAAACGGACAAACTCTTCCTTTTTCGCCAGTATCGAGGTTGTGTAGCAGAAGCACATCGGATGCCACCCGAGAAACACAAACCCTGCGGGATAATCTCCTATCATGGAGTCACAGATATCAAGCCGTGGGTGACTGTCGCTCAGATGCACCCTGACACCATGCACAAACGGAAGCTGCCGCCGCCTGAATGAATCGGACAGCCGGTATGCCATGTTGCTCTCAGAGCCCGCCAATCGCATTGCATTCTTGTATGAGCTTCGATACATGCCTTGCCCGGGATGAAACGCCTTTGCCGATTTGCTGAATACCAGCTCCCCGGTTTTCGGATCACGGATCCTGCGGAACAGTTTCTCGGGTTCGACCAGGAGTTCCCTGATGTCCTGCGATATCTTGTCCGCTGACCGTCCGGTTGTGATGCCGGATGAGAGGTACATCTCGAGCTTGTCCTTATTATTCGGCACTGCGATGTCCCAGACACGTTTACTCAGGCTCATGCCGTCCTCTACCCGGGCAATAAAGGCGTTCATTGCCCCATGGTTGAACTGGTGGAGCGTGTGGTACAGAGCTTCCGGTATATCCACTCCTGACGTGAACGTTTTTGTCAATGCGTTATTCTTCGTATTCGCCAGCTTCCACTGTGATTCCATTTCTTGTGTGATATCACTACGGATCGAATCTGAGAGGGCGGCAAGGGTGTCGGATATCTGCTGTGCAAGGCGTTTATTGAGGGCATAGAACCGGCCTGAGCAGGTAGAGGGTGGATGTCTCAGCTTGAACCGTGCCACGTCCCTTGCCAGCGTATCGGCTGCCTGGTTCATGGTTCTGGCAATACGTCCGGCAGAGGGTGTGCCAGTTGAGCGCATGTTCCCGATCAAGCGCATGATGTTCTGGAGGTGCTGATCGTCAAATTCCTGTTCAAGTCCCAT